GACGACGAGGGCTGCGTAGTCATCTCTCCGAAGATGGAGGCCAAGCTGAAGCACACCTATGAGGGCAACGGCGTGGCTGCTCACCCCATCATCGAGGACGGCCTGCTCTGCGGTCACCCCTACGTCTCCACCAAGCACATCAACTACACGTTGAACGGCGAGCAGGAGTACGTGAAGGACACCGACGAGTACATCGGCATCGGTCTGTTCCAGTACCTGCCCATCCAGCAGCACGGCCTCGTTCGTCAGACCGTTGACGCAACAAGTGCTCAGGTGGCCAAGCAGAACAAGACGGTCATCGTCTTCTCTACCGAGATCAGTATCACCGAACTCTCTGGCAAGGTTAACGGCGCAAACGGCACTCCACAGGCATTCGCTCTGCTGAAGGTCGTGAACCCCAGCAACTAAACTCTCTCGCGTAGCAGGTTCATAGTTCCTGTATTCAGGCGGGTGGCTCCGATGCGACAGCAATAGGTTGTCTGCCCGCCTGATTTACAAAATAAGCAGCAATATGAAGCAAGTTGACGAAATCATCTACGACGCTATCACAGCCGACGAGACGCTGATGGCCCTCACGGGCGGTCGTGTGGTCTCGACGTGCTTTGAGGTTCCGCCTACCGAGGACGATAATACGCCAGTTCCCAATATCATCATCACAGACGACGGCTTCCAGGCCGAAATCTTTACGAAGGATGACATCTGGGACTCGGACACCGACCGCGTGCAGGCGACCGTCGATATTGCTGCCAGCAGCCCGGCAGAGGTGAAGCAGCTAGTGAAGGCTGTCCGAAAGGTCGTGAACGACTACATCCATACGATGTATGAGTCGGGCCAGGACATACCATCGCTACAGTCGCTTACTTCCGACGGCGTGCAATGGGACTGGATGAAACCATGCTATTACCAGAAATTATACTACACCTGCGACTTGGCCGTTGACCTCGACGCAGACAATACGGAAGACAATGAGTAAGAAAGACAAAGCACAAGAACAGCAGCAAGCCACCGTGCCCGTCGATTCACCGGCGGTGACTTTGTATGACGTACTGAAGGATGCTGAAGGCGTGACCGTCAGCGACGACAAGCGACTGCGCGTGACCGCTGCCGACAAGGAAACGCTCAAAGCTCGTGTTACCACTGTGCAGTCGGCATTGGCCGACGGCTATGATGTGACCGTCAGCCCCACTTATGGCGACGCGGCTGCTCTCGGCTGCGTCTGGAATGATCTCGTAGCAACACCTAAAAAGTAGTAGAATATGGCAAAAGTAAAAGGCTATCAAGTGACCGTCTCTGGTGTCTCTGCCGGTACTGAGCAATCGAGCTCGTTGTCCGTACAGAACAACATCCAGGAGGTCGAGGTCAAGGATGCCACCAATCCACTGTCACCTCCACAGGAAGTAACGTCGGCTCAGTGGAACATCCAGCAGACCGTCAAGCTCGATAATGCAGCAGGCGTGAAGGCACTCATTCAGGCCGCTGTTGGAACATCACCCGTAGCAGTCTCAATGGACGCTGACGGCGCAACCTTCTCAGGACAGTCGCTCATCGGCGACCTCAGTATTCAGGCCCCGAACCGTGGCAACATCACCGCTCAGGTACAGTACCAGGGCACGGGCGCATTAACCAAGGCCACTTAATTCCGTAGAACCATGTCACAAGCAACACAAGGTCAGCATTTGCGTCTTCAGTTTGGCGCAGCAGCAAACTCGAAAGCGTTTGCAGCCTACTCTACCGACTTGACGTTCCACGTGTCGAACACCTTGGAGAACTCGACCACCAAGGACACTACGGACACAAGCGGTAATTGGATTGAACAAGAGAAAACGAAGCACAACATCGACGGCTCCATCGTCGCCATCATGGACGAAGGCGAGGCTCAGAACTTCACCGACGCAGCACAGGCTGGCGAGCAGGTGTGGGAGCTCGACTGGGTGAGCGGCGAGCAGAACCGCGTCGTACAGACGAAGATATGCTCCGGCGACAAGATGCTTCTGAGCAACGTTGAAATCAGCGCACCACGCGACGGATTCTGCCAGCTCACCGGCAACTTCGTCATCTTCGGTGCCATCAGCTTCAACTAAACTTATACGCGCCTGCCGCCGTCTCGCTATCTTCAATGCCGAGCAGTTGGCGGGCGTTTTTTCGTTAAACAAGGAACTTTTGGAACAGTGAGAGCCAAAGATGCTTGCATCAGTTTGACCGAGTCGTGACAAAAGTCTCATAGGAACTATGAAACTATGATTGCAGAAAAAACCATCACCATTTGCGGCAAAGACGTGCGGATGCGCTACTGTGCCGCCACAGAGACAGGCTTTGAGAGCCTGTCAGGACGAAAGATTGACGTCTTCACGTCCACGCCTACCGAGTGGGACACCGACGGCAAACCCACGAAGTTTGATCCACCGACAGCCACCACCGAGGACTACCTGACACTGGCCGTTGCTGCCATTGTTGCAGCCTACGCCCGCAACAAAGAAGAGACACCCGTGAAGTCAGAGGACATCCTCTACGATGCCACACCACAGGAAGTCAGCAACCTGCTTACAACCGTCGTTCTCCTCCGTGTGGAGTGGTATAAGGTGCCCGACGTGGTGAAGCCCGACATGAAGCCAGACACGAAAGGACGCAAGCAAAAAAACGCCCAACCGCCCACGACCTCTACCAAGAAGTAGTGGGCGAAATAGGACGCGACCGCCACGAGTATCTGTATGACATGTCCTATTGTGACATCCTCTTGATACAACGCGGCTACCGCCGGCGCAACATCCTTCAGTACCAGCTCCAACGGTTGCAGGCTTTCGGCGCGTTCTTCTGTATGAGCGGAACAACCAAGGCACCCGAAGACTTCCTACCGCTCTACGTTGACCGCTACATCGACGAAGACGACGACTTCGCCCTGCCGACATCCGAAGAGATTGCCGCGATAGTGGCCGAGCAGAAAGCTTTCAATGCACAACATCAACAAGCCGAGACCCAGCCGTAAGGTCTCGGCTTTTTTTTTATTTATGGTAAACCCACAGCCGCTTTTTGTCGGAATAGAAAAGAACGATAAAAAGCAAAATCATGAAATGGTTGACATTAGAACGAATCAAGCAGCAGCTCAGGATTGAGCCGGACTTCCACGACGAGGACGATCTGCTTGAGGAATATGGCGAGAGCGCGGAGGATGTGTTATTGAACTACCTTAACCGCTCGTATGAGGATGTGATTGAGGTGTATGGCCGAGTGCCAGCACCGTTGCGCCACGCAAGTCTGATGCTGGTAGATACGAGTTACCAGTATCGCAGTCCAGTGAGTGCGCAGAACATAAGCATCGTGCCGTACACGTTCGACCTGCTGATTAAGCCGTATATGCGGTTGGCTTCTCCTAACGAAAACGAAAACGTAAAAGATAACAGATATGGCTGCAAAAATCTTTAGGATCAATTACAAGAGCGACTTCATATTGACGCTCAATAGCGATGCCGGATGGATGACTCCGTTCTGCATCAAGTTTTGGACTGGTGTGCCCTCACAGGCTTTCTTTGTCGGTTGGGACGGCGAGACATATACGCATTGCTCCTACGATCCAAGCGAACCGACGAAGCTCGTGGTGCAGTTCGACGACCACCACCTGCCCATTGGTGAGTTGAAGTATCAGGTGGCTTACCATTTCACTGTGGCCGATTTCCCCAATGACACTGAGGACGAGGTGATCAATCCCGCCAATATCACCACCGAGATAGACGGGCAGGGGTACCAGGTGATGCTCGACTTCACAGGCGAGACGGCTCCTGAGATTCAGTTCTCGCTGCCAGCCTATGCCAACGAAGCGCAGCGCATAGCCAACGAACAGCAGCGTATCGCAAACGAGCAACAGCGCATACAGGATGAGGAAACGCGCATTGCTCATGAAGAGACGCGACAGGAGAATGAGGCACAGCGCATAGCCCAGGAGACCGCCCGCGTCAATGAGTTCGCCACGCTGAAGTCGCAGTCGCAGGCCGCTACCCGCGACGCTAACGATGCCGCTACGCTGGCGAATCAGAAGGCGGAGTACGCACAGCAGCAGGGCGGTTACGCCAAAGATCAAGGCGACTACGCGAAGAACCAGGGCGATTATGCCAAAGAGCAGGGTGACACGGCTCTCGCCGATCATCAGCGTGCGGAGGTAGACCACACGCAGGCCGGAAACGACCACACCCGTGCTGAGAGTGACCACGGCATTGCTGTTGACGACCATACCCAGGCTGGTACTGACCACACCCGTGCTGAGTCCGACCACGGCATTGCTGTTGACGACCATACCCAGGCTGGTAGTGACCACACCCGTGCAGAGAGTGACCACGGCATCGCTGTTGACGACCATACCCAGGCTGGTAGTGACCACACCCGTGCAGAGAGTGACCACGGCATCGCTGTTGACGACCATACCCAGGCTGGTAGTGACCACACCCGTGCAGAGAGTGACCACACTATAGCCGGCAATGACCATACACAGGCCGGTAGTGACCACACCCGCGCAGAGTCAGATCACACCAGGGCTGAGAGCGATCATGCTGCCGTAGAAGTGTATGTCGATTCACTTGGTGCATTCGACATCAGCGCATATCACGCCACTGGCGGCGTGCTGGCTAAGTATGCCGACCTAACCGCAGCCCTTGGTACCAATGGTGCAAACATTCCCGATGCTCTCCGCAAAGGTGGCATGAGCGTGAAGTTTGTATTGAGTTCTGACAATAAGTATGTACAGTATAGGTTGATGGCTGATGAGTGGAGTACTGTAACTACAAATTGGCAGGGAGTAGATGAGGAGCCTATTCTTGGAAGTGTAAACCTTGTGCAGTCTGGGGGTGTAAAAGGTAATCCTTGGATTCGCCCCGAAAATACTAATTTCATGTATCGCAAAAATATTTTTGAAGGCACATGGGAATTAGGTGGACTTTATGCGACTACTGCAAACATGGGACAAGAGTATAGTAGTGATTCTATTTGCAGAACTGACTATATGAATGTTAAGCAGGGCACTGACTATGTGTTTCTTGGATTCAGGAATACAAGCAATAGGATATATGATGCCATGTATGCTTTCTTCTATGACTCTGGGAAGGATTGCATAGGCATGGCTAATGCATATAACAGTGCCGTTGTCCATACTCCTAATAATACCAGCTATATAAGGATAATGACGAGAGAGGGATATTTTCCTGGAGCTGCTTCGCAGGATGTCATTAAGATGACTATGGTTGAAGGAACATCACCAGCAACCGAGTACACACCCTCTGACCTTTGTTATTCAGAAAAATTAGTATTACCTAATTATGATGTTAAAATTCATGAATTAAAGAAACAGACACCTCTTGATTTTATAAAGTTGGAAGGTGCAATTAATCAAATAGATATAAAACAAGGACAACAAGAAAGCGGAAGCTGGAGACCAACTGTAGGCTCCCACCTAGTAATTCCTGTTAATCCTGGTGATGTAATCGTTATAAAGGCAAATCCAAATTATTCGGCATCATATGCGTTTATTAAGGACTATGATATTGAAAGTGGTATAACTTATTGTGATGGTGTAACCAATACAACAAGTATTACAAATAATTATAGTTCTATTGAAAATGCTCCATCTGATGCTAAATATATCTATTTTAGGTATTTGAATAGTCTCAATCAAAATTGTTTTCCAGATGTAATTGATATTAATGGTGTTAATTATGCTATAAGCAAAACTAATAGAGAATTGATTCAGATAAAAAATATCCCATTTGTTTGTGGTATTTATAAGCCTACTGGAGGAATAGACACAAATAATAATACTTATAATGGAATAGTTGGAACTTGGGTTCGTACTAAGGATGTTATATTCATGAAAGCAGGTTCTTATATTATGTACTATCCTCCACAGGGCATTTCCTATTATATGCGAGTATTAAAATATAATAGTGATAATATGAATGATGTAAATTCTGTAGAATTTCAATCACAACTATATGGAGGGTATGTTATTAAGAATGATGGTTACTATAGCATTAGCATAAGAACTGATACGTATGGTATTTTATATCCAGAAGATTTAAGCCTTATATCTTGCATATATACAAATAAAGATTATAACTATATAAAGACCGCTTTTATTGGAGGAACAGGAAATTATGCAACCGGCGGTGATTGTACTTTATTTCAAACACCAAATTCAAAAAATATAGTAATCGATTTTAGCGGTGAGACTATGATGGGTGGCAATGTTAAGAGAGCGCTTTATTATCGTGGTGTAAAAAGAATTGACATTGCAATAATATCACATTATCATTCAGACCATGCTGGAGGCTTGTGTCTTGCTTTGGTAAACAAGTTGCTTGACTTTACAAATTGCACATTCTATCTTCCAGATGATACAGCAATGCAATATGTCATAGAAAATATGGATGAAGGTGAGAAATTCTACAATGATTTCGGAGAACAGAGTTATGCCGCTTATCTTTTAATTAAATCATATATCAGTGGAAACACAGAATTAACATGGCATGGAAGTACGTATACAGTACCTCAATTCCAAGGAACTGTAGTTTATCCAAATCATGATGGTCAAACTGCTATTATAGATGATTTGAAAATTGAGTTCTGGAACACAGATCATAGCGTGTATGATGGAGAAGCGGCTTGCACTTATAATGATTATTCTTTATGCTGTAATGTTGAATATGGAACTAATAGACTTTGTATGACTGGAGATATTGGACCAGTTGGAGAAAGTAAAATACAGTCTATTATGAAAAAGGCTAACATATTAAAAGCCATGCATCACGGGTGGGAGAACAGCGTGATGAATGCTGACTTTATATGTAAGGTTTACCCTGACATTGTGGTTTCAGAAGATAGTTCAGAGCATGATAATTTAATATATAATCAAACCAGCCCGCTACAAAGCTGGTGTGAGAAGAATGGTGTTCCCAACTATCGTGTAAGGACTAATGGTGTCATGGATTTTGTGATTACTGACAAGTCTATTGCCGCAATGTCAGTGATGAAGAATTTCATCAGGGGCGGCATTGACTGGGGGCTTGCCTATGGTGATACTGATAACAGACCAACGGCAAGAAGACCTGGTATGCAGTATTTTGACACTACTCTTGGCAAGCCTATCTATTGGAATGGAAGTGATTGGGTTGATGCAAATGGAACTTCTGTATAAGGACATTTATATGAGCACATAGTTTTTGTAAAAACTCAATACGAACGGGATGCAGGTTTTCAGGGCCTGCGTCCCTTTGTTTTATGTTAAATTTTGGAAATTACTTGGAGGTTTCAGGATTAATGCTTATCTTTGCACCGCTTAAATTCCAATGCGGTACGTCGATGCCGCCATCATAGGTGGCATTTGTTGTATCTGCCAAATTTATCGAACTAACCCCATTGGGGCAGCAGCGTCGGGTAGCCGAAAGGCCCCGGTGGCATCGCATTGGAAGCCATAGCAACGCGCAACGCTGTCTCATATTTTTTGCAGATACAAGTATGATGACACAAGGATTTTATCAGAGCAATGCGGGAGTAGGATTCCGCGAGTACCTGGCTTCGAGCATGAACGATATGTTCTCACTCGACTTGAGCAGATGCACGTTGATTGAGTGTATTAACAAGATGTGCGAAATCAAGTCACGCTCACACCCGAAGATTAAACAGAATTATCGTATGCTGGTCAATAAGCTGGAGGACATCGAGCGGCAATTCGGTTGCACCATCATGCCCGCCATGATCAGCAGCGTGTTCTGGAATCACTTTGTTCCGTTCCTCGCAGACCAGGGACTAAAGTATTCCACCATCGGCCATGTGAAGGCCAACTTGATTGCCGTGCTTAACTGGTCATCGAAGTATGGCGTGAAGTTGAATCCTTCTTACGCAGAGGTTGACATTCCAAACTATATCCCATCAAAGATTTCGCTCACGCCTGATGAAATCTCGCACATCTATCATTTCAAGATAGGCAAGGAAGAAACCTACAACTTCAGACAGAAGAAGGTGACTAAACTGCGAAAGAATAAAATCGAAACGCTTGAAAAGGTGCGCGATATGTTCGTGCTGGGATGCAACCTCGGTCAGCGATACTCCGACCTGGTGCGCATCAGTCCGGAGAACTTTCGCAACGGGCAGTTCTCGATAGTCCAGCAGAAGACGGGCAACAAGTGCTTTGTGCCTATCAACACTCTGAGCATCGACGCCAGGATAACCTTTGCCATCCTTGAAAGATACAATTACCATGCACCATACACAGGCGACATCAATAACTATAACAGCTACCTTCATCAACTGTTATACCATATTGGCGAGGATTTTCTGGAAGAGATTCACATCGACAACAAAATCAATGGTGTCATTATGCGCGAGACGAAACTGAGATACCAACTTATATCTTCTCATAGTGCAAGACGCTCATTCGCCACCATCAATACGCTGAGGAACATTCCGCGCAACAAGATTCTGCGAGCGACAGGGCATTCAAGTGAGAAAGCATTTGTACGATATATCTGTTATGACGAAGAGAGTTAAATGATGTCATCTCCAACACTGGGGATGATTCCGCCCTGCGTATAAAGATCATCCATTTGGGTGCCTTTTCTGTTAAATATGTTTAATATCTTAGGCAGAAAGAAATATTAATGCCTAAATACTTGCACAATTAAAATAAATGTCGTATCTTTGCATCAGAAAAATAAAACAAATAACAATTAGAACCGGCGGCAACGGGTAACAGCGGCTAAAGATTATGAAGACTACAAAGTTTTTCAGCGAGATTAAGAAGGTAGCAAAGGACAGCACTATCACAAGCATGTTCGACTACAGCGTTAATCAGGACAAGA